TAAATTTCAAGCGTATATTGATACTAAACTAAGTTTAGCAAATATATATAATGAAGGAATGGACGGCTTACTAAGAGAAATATTAGGAGATGCTAATAGTCCTCGAGCAGGAGCAAATGTTGTAATGCAGCAAGCTCAAAATGCAATAGAAGCTCTAAATCGAAGAGCAACTGAACTATCTGCTACAGACGATCAAAATGAAATGCAAAAGATACAACAAATAGTAGCATCTTTAGAAACAAACATTGGAAAATTAACTGCTAATGCCAATGATGACGATGCAAGAGCAAGTATTAGACAACTAACTGGTGCTATAAATAGAATTATTATTGATACTAACCCAGACTTAAATGCAACCTTAACTCCGGCGCAGTTACAGAATCTACTGGATTCAATAATGGCTATGCCACTGCCGTCACTTAGCACAGGTACTATGGGGCAAGAAGGAAAGTTATTTCAAAATTTTGGAAGAGAAACACTAGCAAAATTGCATGGTTTAGAAGCAGTAGTTACTCCTGACCAAATGCAAGCAATAGTTTCACAGTCAGCACTAGGCGCTGTGCAAGGTATGAGTTCAGCAATGAACGAGTCCAGGAACACCTCAACAACCCTTCAAGGAATGTTAAATACAATAAGAACAATTCCGGCACAAGTACAACAGCCAGAGCAAATACAAAATGAAACTAATATTGAAGAAATGATGAATAACTTAACAAGGCAACTTAAAGCACCCCTTGAAGAAGCAATGAAAAGCACACTTGTTCCGAAACTTGAGCAATTAGTTTCTGTGAGTACACAGAACGTGGAAATGAGTAATAAAGTCAGAAAAGGCATTAGTGGTCTAGATGGCGATATGCTAAGGAGCATGTAAATTGAGTTGGAAAAAATATTTTACACCAGTTGATTCAATGAATTCAACTAACGGAGCATACAGTCCTTTAAGTGGAACTGCTGCAAATTCAAAACCGGGACCGGCAAGAACAAACTATTCAAGTTACCTGCCTGACGTGTATGTAGGTTCACCGAATAGAGTTGAACGCTACGGACAATACAACACTATGGACAATGATAGTGAAGTTAATGCTGCACTTGATATCCTTGCTGAGTTTTGTACACAAACAAATGACGAAAATAGTACTAACTTTAAATTTAACTTTTTTAAAAAAGCAACAAATTCAGAAGTAACTATATTAGGACAATATTTAAAGCAATGGTGTAAAACACAAAAGTTTGAAACACGTATGTTTAGAATATTCCGTAATGTATTCAAATACGGAGATGCAATATTTTTAAGAGATCCAGAAACTAAAAAATGGTTTCATGTTGATCCTGCAAAACTTACACGTATTATTGTTAACGAATCAGAAGGCAAGCGTCCTGAACAATATATTATTAAAGATGTAAATTTAAACTTTAGAGAAATGGTTGCTACAACTCCATTTGAAACTACTGGAAATGTTACAGGCGGTACAGCACCTAATGCAGGTTACTTTACTGGCGGCGGTAGAGGAATGGTTGGTAATTCACCGCAACAAGCTGGAAGCAGATATCAAATCGAAGAAGGCGAAGTTGCAATTGATGCACAGCATGTAGTTCACCTTAGCCTGTCTGAAGGGTTAGATCAAAACTATCCTTTTGGTAACAGTTTATTAGAAAGTATATTTAAAGTATACAAACAAAAAGAATTACTTGAAGATGCTATTATTATCTATCGAGTACAACGTGCGCCAGAGCGCAGAGTATTCTACGTTGATGTGGGCAACATGCCATCACACCTTGCTATGCAATTTGTGGAACGTGTTAAAACGGAAATACATCAAAGACGTATCCCATCGTCGACTGGAGGAGGATCAAATGTCGTAGACAGTTCATACAATCCTCTGTCAATTAACGAAGATTACTTCTTTCCACAAACTGCTGAAGGACGTGGATCTAAAGTTGATACACTACCAGGTGGTACTAACCTAGGAGAAATTGATGACCTTAGATATTTTACTAATAAGCTCGTACGCGGTTTACGAATACCTTCCAGCTATTTGCCTACGGGTGCTGATGACGGAGCAAGCTCTTTCCAAGATGGACGAGTTGGAACTGCTTACATACAAGAATTAAGATTTAATAATTATTGTGAAAGACTACAAGGGTTAATAGTTGAACAATTTAATCAAGACTTTAAACGTTATTTGTTAGAACAAGGAGTTAACATTGATGTATCAATGTTTGACTTAGACTTCCAAGCACCGCAAAACTTTGCTGCATATAGACAATCAGAACTTGATAATGCTCGTGTACCAACATTTACACAAATGAGTGCTATACCGTATATGTCAAATCGTTTTGCTATGAAGCGATTCTTAGGTATGAGTGCTGAAGAGATTGCAGAAAATGAACGTATGTGGCGTGAAGAAAATGACGAAACTCTTGGAGCACAAAATACTGATAGTGCAGGTGAAATGCGTAGTGCAGGAATTAGTTCATCGGGTATATCATCAGATCTTGGAGGCGCTGAAGATATTGCACCTGACACAACAGATCCGACATTAGGCGACGAAGCAACACCGCCAGAAACTACAACAGGACAAGACATCGGCGGCGGAACTGCTCCACCTGCTACAGATCAAACATTATAAAGATAAATAGATACATGATACTAAGAGAACTTTTTTACTACGACAAAGAAACACTTGAACCAACTGAGGATAATAGTTATGAACCTCAGCATGACGACTCTGTGGTTAAGCGTTCAGACAGTAGAAAAACAAGATTAACATTACGTCAGATTAATAGAGCAAGAAAATCAGCAGATGTACATACTAAAGAGCAAGCTAAAGAATTAGAGTTTGTTAGACAAATGTACGGATTATCAGCACAAGCTGATGCATCAGCAGCTCTTTAGAAAGATGATAGTAATGTGCAATGGCAAAATTAGATAAATCTAAATACACTAAACCACAAATAAAACAATTACTTGCAGAACGCAAACGGATTAAATCTGTTAAGCACATTCAAGAGCAAGTAACTAAGCCTAACGAACATACCAATAAGTCATATGCATTTGTTCTAGGTAACGGAACATCACGTAAAGATATAGACTTACATCAAATTAAAGAATTTGGAAAAATATATGGATGTAATGCATTGTATCGAGAGTTTGATCCAGACTACTTGATATGTGTTGATGTAAAAATGATTCTAGAATTAGATAGAAAAAAACATCTAACTAATCATCCTAATGTTTGGACAAATCCAAATAGAGCTTATCGTAATATTAAAAATTTAAACTTCTTCACACCGAGCAAAGGATGGAGCAGTGGCCCAACAGCATTACATTTAGCAACTACACATAAACCAAAAAATATCTTTATACTTGGGTTTGATTACAAAGGTTTAAATTTAGGAAAAAGTGTTAATAATATGTATGCAGGTACACCAAATTATAAGAAAACAACAGATCCTGCAACATATTACGGTAATTGGCTTAAACAAACTAAGCAATGTATAAAAGAAAATAAAGATATTAAGTTTTATCGAGTTATAACACAAGAGAATTATGTGCCCGAAGAACTAAATAGTTTTAACAATTTAGAGCATATATTAGTTGAAGATTTTAAAAAAATGTTCAACATTCTCTAATACTAACCAAAAAGGTTCGTTTTGAGCCTATTATCCACGTATATTTTCACTATATGTTAAATACAACTGACAGCCTTACCATAGGTAAACATTTAACAGGAGAAAAAAATGGCAGATCTAAACAAATTTGAAGAAATGCTTGAGCGCCTTGTCAACGAAGACAAAGATGGTGCTGAAGAGCTTTTCCATGAGATTGTGGTTGAGAAATCACGTGGAATATATGAAAACTTACTAGAGACAGATCTAGACGACGAAGAAGTTGATGAAGCTACTGACGAAGAAGTAGATGAGTCAGATGAAGAAGTTGATGAAGCTACTGACGAAGAAGTAGATGAGTCAGATGAAGACTTAGAAGAAAACTTTGACTTAGACGAATTTGAAGTTGAAGCAGATCCAATGGACATGGGCGGCGATCCAGCAGACGATATGATGGGCGACATGGAACCAGATGCAGACGATCATCACGCTGACGTAGGCGGAGAAGAAGAGTTAGAAGATCGTGTAATGGATCTTGAAGATGCTCTAGAAGATTTAAAAGCAGAATTTGATTCGATGATGGGTGACGACGAAGCACCTGCAGACGACGAAGGTGGCATGGACATGGATATGGACATGGATGCAGACGACGAAGGCGATGACGACGAAGCTGAAGAAGAAGCAATGGCTTTTGAAACAACTGACGAAGAAGTAGACGAAGCTGATAAATCAGAAACAGAAACAATGCGTGAGTATGTCGAAAAAGTAACAGCATCAATGGGTGATACAGGTACTAACGGTACTAAATCAGCTGTAGCTGGTAAAAATGACATGGGCGGAACAGCAGGCAACTTAAACCAAGGTGCAGTATCTGGTGATCCAGAAGCAGGCGCAGGTTCAACTGTAAAAGGTTCAGCATTAAGCGACACATCGTCAAAAGAAGATTCGGCTGGTAACATAAATGTACCAGGCGGTAAAGCCTCCAAGTCATTGAAGGCACAACCTGGCCACGGCGCTGAGAAAAAGGGCAAGCCAGAGACTGCTGACAAAGCGGCAACAAGTACACTTAACAAAGTAAGTACTCGCGCTAAGTAAGCGGTATAAATTAAGGACGAAGAATGAGTAACTTTTTAAGAGAGCATTTGACATTCGACGCAGCTAAAATGGTTGTTGAGTCTGCTAACGAAGGAAAAGACTTGTACATGAAAGGTATCATGATACAAGGCGGAGTACGCAACGCTAATCAGCGTGTGTATCCTGTGAATGAAATTGGCAGGGCTGTCAAAACTCTCAATGATCAAATTACTGGAGGATACAGTGTTCTCGGAGAAGTTGATCATCCTGAAGGCCTTAACATTAACTTAGACCGTGTAAGTCATATGATCAGCGAATGCTGGATGGATGATGCAAACGGTTATGGTAAATTAAAAATTCTACCAACACCGATGGGTAACCTAGTTAAAACAATGCTGGAAAGCGGCGTTAAACTAGGGGTCTCGTCACGTGGTAGTGGAAATGTATCAGAAGACGGCGGCAACGAAGTTTCTGATTTCGAAATAATCACCGTGGACGTTGTGGCACAGCCAAGCGCCCCTGGTGCGTACCCGACACCAATCTACGAACATTTAATGAATGCTCGCGGTGGAATGAAGGCATATCAAATGGCACAGGCAACTAAAGAAGACCCAAAGGCACAAAAATATTTAAAAGAATCGCTGATTAACATAATCAGTCGACTCCAATAACAGGAGACAATAAAATGTTGGATGCACTAAAAACACTATTCGAAAACGATGTTGTTTCAGAAGACGTCCGCCGCGAGATTGAAGAAGCATGGGAAAGTAAGATTAAAGAAAATCGTATCTCTGCCACTGCTGAACTGCGTGAAGAGTTTGCTAAAAAGTATGAACATGATAAATCAACTATGGTCGAGTCAATTGACAAGCTATTAGAAGAGCGTCTTAGTTCAGAACTTGAAGAGTTTGCAGAAGATCGTAAGCAACTAGCTGAGGCGAAAGCCAAATATGCTGTTGCCCAACGTGAAAATGCTAAACTACTCAAAAACTTTGTAATGGAGTCTTTAAAGACAGAAGTTACCGAACTACACGAAGATCAGAAAGCAATGGCAGGAAAATTTTCGCAGCTTGAAGAATTTGTGGTGGAAGCGTTATCGAAAGAGATAGCAGAGTTCTACGAAGACAAAAAAGACTTAGCAGAAACCAAGGTTAAACTTGTACGTGAAGCTAAAGACAAATTTGCCGAGGTTCGCAAGAACTTTGTAGCAAAAAGTGCAGCATTAGTATCCGAAACAGTTGGCAAAACTCTAAATTCAGAGATTGGACAACTGAAAGAAGATATTGAAGTTGCTCGCAAAAACGACTTTGGTCGTAAACTATTCGAAGCATTTGCTGGCGAATATGCAAACAGCTACCTAAACGAAAAATCAGAAACTGCGAAACTTATGCAAGTAATTGCTACTAAAGAAAAGCAGATTGTTGAGGCAAAGTCGTTAGCTGCAAAGGCAAAAAATATTGCAGAATCTGTTAATGTTGAAAAGAAGGCATTAATTGAATCAGCAAAAAGAAAACAAATAATGAATGACTTGACTGCACCTTTGGGTAAAGATCAAACAGAAATTATGTCAGACTTACTGGAAAGCGTTCAAACTGATAAACTTCAGAATGCTTTTAACAAGTATCTACCAGCAGTAATTGATGGTAACACTCCAGCTAAGAAGAAGGCAGTTTTAGCAGAAGGCACACAAATAACAGGCAACAGACAAGAACATAACGTTAGTTCAAAGGCAGACGCAGATAACAATGTAGTTGATATCAAACGTCTAGCTGGATTACAAATATAGGAGAAACTAAAATGTCAGAACTATTAGAAAGTCGCTGGCAAGACACAAAAACTGCACTTCTTGAAGGCCTTAGCGGCAACAAGAAAGCTGTTATGCAATCAACACTTGAAAATACCCGTAGGTATTTGAGTGAGGCTGCAACAGCTGGTGCTACATCTTCAGGTAATGTAGCTACTCTAAACAGAGTAATTCTACCAGTTATCAGACGTGTCATGCCAACAGTAATTGCAAATGAATTAGTAGGCGTACAGCCTATGACAGGCCCAGTGGGTCAGATTCATACACTACGTGTACGTTACGCAGATGCTTTTAACAGCACCAACGGAACAGACACAGCAGCAGGCGATGAGGCTCTAAGCCCATTCAAAATCGCTGAAGGTTATTCAGGCGCAGCAGCAACAGATAAAGCAGCTTCAACAGCAGCTTTAGAAGGTGCGGCGGGTAACAGACTAAGCATCCAAATCTTGAAACAAACAGTTGAAGCGAAAACTCGTAAGTTGAGTGCTCGTTGGACTTTTGAAGCAGCTCAAGATGCTCAGTCACAACACGGTATCGATGTAGAAGCAGAAATTATGGCTGCTTTAGCACAAGAAATTACCGCTGAAATTGATCAAGAAGTGTTAGCTTCTTTAAGTTCACTTGCTGGTTCAGCAGCTGAAACTTATGACCAATCAGCAGTAAGTGGTACAGCTACTTTTGTTGGCGACGAACATGCAGCACTTGCAGTTCAAATCAACAGAGTTAGTAACTTAATTGCACAGCGTACAAGACGTGGTGCTGGTAACTGGGCAGTTGTTTCGCCATTCGCGTTAACAATCCTACAATCAGCAACAACTTCAGCGTTCGCTCGTACAACTGAAGGTACTTTCGAAGCACCAACTAACACTAAAATGGTTGGTACATTGAACAACGCAATGAAAGTATATGTTAACACATATGCTGCCGATAACAGCCCAGTGCTAATCGGTTATAAAGGCTCAAGTGAATCAGATGCGGCAGCATTCTATTGCCCATACATTCCACTTATGTCTTCAGGCGTTGTACTTGATCCAGGTACATTCGAACCTACAGTAAGCTTCATGACAAGATACGGATATGTTGAGTTAAACAACACAGCATCGTCTCTTGGTAACGCAGCTGACTACTTAGGGAAAGTTGATATCACTAACAGTGCAGTTAGCTTCCAGTAAGTTAAGTTTTTTATAAACTGGGAAATAGGACCTTCGGGTCCTATTTTTTTGATCTTTTTTTTGTAGTTACTAAATACGGCTACAATAACCCCTAACTATTTTCGAAAGGAAAATAAAAATGAAACGGACTATAGTTATTCTGTCTGCTCTTTTCGCTTTGATATCATTTCAAGCATTTGCAGACACAAAGACTCTTGAAGAAAGAGTTA